CACCTTTCACCCAAGTCTCAAGAGCTATGGCTCAAACTTCGTGAGACTGCATTCTGGATTTCCAATACTGATGAATCCAACTTGCAATTCCTCTGCGAGAAACTAGATCGCCGTGATGAATTCATCGCCCGTCTTCAAGCATCAGATTTCGTCTTACTCACAGACAAAGGTTATTCATATGCCAATCCGCTCGTCGGAATGATTTCAACAATCGAAACAGAAATCACCAAATTGTTTTCCCTGCTCGGACTTACTCCAACTGACCGAACGCGATTAGGGGTCGCTGAGGTCAAAGCCAGGAGCGCGTTAGATGACCTCATTGCCAAGAGGAACAGCAAGTAGTTGGCCACCTCGCTACTTATCTCCAACACCTAAAGCAGACCTCAAGCGCACACGCGGTGATCACATCATCGACTTCGCCGAGACGCTCTGCACTATTACGAAAGATTCCATCGCCGGTAACGCTGGTGAAAAACTAATTTTCCGCGATTGGCAAAAGGAATTGACTCGTCATCTCTATGCCGAGAAATCAGATGGCACTTTGACTCATTCCCGTGCCTTGATTGGTGTGAGCCGTAAGAACGGCAAATCTGCTTGGCTTGCGTCTCTCGTTCTTGAGCACCTCATCTTTGGTGTGTCAGGTGGCGAGGCATATTCAGCAGCTGCGGATAAAGAGCAATCCAAGATTATTTTCAACACTGTTCGCGATATGGTCAAGAATCAACCTTTGCTTTCTGAATTCCTGACTGTCTACAAAGACAGCATTTACAATCCGAAGAACGGCTCAACCTATCGAGCCTTATCTTCCGAAGCCTTTACCAAAGAAGGCTTGTCTGCAACATTCGTTGCTTTTGATGAATTGCATGCACAGCAAGACCGCGAGTTGTATGACGTTCTATCCCTATCAATGGGAGCCCGCAAAGAAGGCATGCTAGTTGCCATCACAACCGCCGGTGTCATGACTGGCAACGATGGCAAACCAACTATCTGCCATTCCTTGTATGAGTACGGAAAGAAAGTTGCATCGGGTGAAATCGATGATCCAACATTCTTCTTCTCATGGTGGGAACCTTCTGACCCCAATGCAAGTCACACGTTGGAATCAACTTGGATGCAAAGTAATCCTGGATATGGTGACATCGTTTCCAAGGATTCTTTCACTTCATCATTGAAGCTAACTCCTGAATCTGAATTTAGAACCAAGAGATGCAATCAATGGGTTGCAACTTCTGACACATGGCTTCCTCACGGAGCATGGGATTTACTCGCTGACTCTCATGAAATTGAAGATGGCGCAGATGTCGTTCTTGGCTTTGATGGTTCATTCAACGGAGACTGCACAGCGATTGTCGCTGTCTCATGTACCGAAGTTCCACACATCATTCCCGTCGCAGTATGGGAGAAGCCTGATGAGGCCGATGCCTCATGGCAAGTTCCTGTCCTAGAAGTTGAGGAGGCAATTCGCAATGCAGCTAAACGTTGGCAAGTTTTGGAAATTGCTTGTGACCCTTATCGCTGGGCGCGTACTTTTCAAGTTCTTGAAGAAGAGAATTTACCCGTAGTCACATTTCCACAAACTTCATCACGCATGACTCCGGCAACCACACGCTTCTTCGAAGCGGTGGTCAATAAACAGATCACCCACAATGGCGATGCTCAGTTAGCCCGCCACATCGCCAACGCCACGCTTCGGGTTGACTCTCGTGGTTCACGCCTTGCAAAAGAAAAACGTGGCTCACAACGTCGCATCGATATGGCAGTGGCCAGTGTGATGGCACTTGAACGCGCAAGTTATTGGATCGGACAAGGTGGCACGTTGCCTCCTGTCTATGACATTTGGAAAGAGGACTAATGCTCAATGACATCCTCACCACCATTGCTGAAATTACAGGGGCACTTCTAATCTCATTCGGTATCGCTATGTGCTTTGGCACCGGCGCTGCTCTTATCGCCGCAGGTGTCTTCACTATTGCTGGCAGTTATTTGGTGGCTAGATGAGTCTTCTCAAGAAGGGCATTGCCCAGTTCAACGGAACCAACAGCTCTGTTTCCCAACTCTACGGACAGTCCTACCTCAACACCTTCTCAGGTGAGCCGGTTGATGAATATTCCGCTTTAGGAATTTCAACAGTCCTAGGTTGTGTCTCTTTGCTTGCCGACACTGTTGCAGCGATGAAAATCCGCACAGTAAGGAAGTTAGGAAATGGGAAACGCGAAGAAGTAGAGCTTCCAGATGTGCTCAAGTATCCCGACCCTGAATCCAACACCTATGAATTGATTCATCAATTTGTATCAACGTTGGCACTTCACGGAAACTCATACTCCTTCCTCTCTCGCGATAAGTATCAAAACGTTATTGGTATCACCAATCTTCATCCGTATCAGATGCAGGTTCGAGCAGATGAAACCTTGAATGGCCGTGAATATCGCCACCTTGGTTCAGCGTTGGACGCTAACAATGTCTTGCATCAACGTTGGTACACACCGCCTCAATCTTTGACAGGTATTTCACCCATCAACCAAAGCCGTAACCTTCTTGGTTTGGCTCTTGCGATGGAACGTCATCTGGCTCAATTCTATGGAGAGGGCGCTACGCCTTCTGGCATCTTGACTCAGCCAGGAAAGCTGACCCGTGACCAGGCAGATTTGGTCAAGGAAAATTGGACTGCTGCTCATCGCAGACATCGCCGTCCTGCTGTCCTATCTGATGGAATGACTTTCCAACCGATTACAACATCAGCTGCAGATCAACAGATGATTGAAACCAAAGAGCAATTAGTTCGCGATATTTCTCGTATCTTTAGAATCCCAGCGCACTTGATTGGCGCTCAAGGTTCTTCTGATACTTATCAGAACGTTGAGCAAGCATCGCTCAACTATCTTGTGCATTCTGTTCAACCATATTTGGCTCGTATCGAACAAGCACTCTCACGAGTCTTGCCCGATGGCATCGATGTTGAATTTGATACCTCATCACTTCTTAGAGCTGATGCTTTGAGTCGTGCTCGTGTGAATCAGTTGAATATTGCAATGGGAGCAACCACGCCAAATGAAGTTCGCGTTGGTGAAGGCAAAGACCCTTATGAAGGTGGCGATGTATTCAATCAGTCACTTATGGGTAAGCCAACAGCCGGCGGAGATTTACCTTCTTTGGGTGCTGAACAAAATCCCGTCCCACCTCTCGTTGATCCGAACGCCTAATGGCCGCCGAATACAGAGCACCAAAAGCGGTGCAATCAGAGTATGAAAACAATTCACATATAGCACTTGCTATCTCCTCACCACTGACCTTTGAAGATGTGGTGCTTATCCGCGCTTCATGGATTGGCGATGCTGGCCAGCAATGGTCACAACGCATCCTTGGTGCCATTGAAGAGCGGGCAATTACCGCAACGAAAGGATTTACTATGACAGAGAAAAGAGATGGCGTGGAAGATACAGCCGCCGACTTGTTCACAGTCATCACCACAGCACTTGACGCACTACAAGACTTGCTTGGTCTTGATGATGTCGATGCAGCTACTGATGCTGTTGAAGGCGAAGCACCTGCCGAGATGAATTCAGGGGATACACCACCACAAGAAAAGCGTGAGGAATCCCTAATGGTCGAAGAGCGTAAGAGTTTGCTAGCAACCGCAGAACGCATCACGATGTCAGCTGAGGTTCGTTCAGTTGCTACCGATGATGGTTCACTCAAAATTGCTGGCTATGCCGCAACGTTTGACCAGGAAGCAGAGAATCTGAATTTCCGCGAGAAGATTGCTCCAGGAGCATTTACGCGTTCACTTGATTCTGCTGATCCCATTTTCTTGCTTGTCAATCACAATGCAGAGCAACTTCCTTTGGCCTCAACTGCCTCTGGAACCTTGAAACTTTCGCAAGATGCAGTTGGTCTTCGTATGGAAGCAAATCTTGACCCATCAAATCCTCGCGCTGCTGAGTTGGCATCTGCCCTCACTCGTGGTGATGTGAACAAAATGTCATTTGCTTTCAGTATCAACCCTGGCGGTGAAAGCCGTGACGGGGGAGTTCGCACCATTACCGATTGCACCATCTATGAAATTTCCGTTGTGAATTCTCCAGCATACGAATCAACCACTGTTGGCATGCGTTCAGCTGAGGATGAAGCACTTGATATACGAAAGAAGCAACTTGAGTTGAAAGTACGACTCGCCTCTCTTCGTAAGTAACACCTAACTTTCCACGCTATCTGCGTGGGCTATCCCTGACGCGTATGCCTCGGCGATTCAAACATCAATCCGCAAAGGAATAACCAATGTCAATTTCTGACAAAATGGTTGAAACTCGCGATGCTTTGATTGCTAATGCCGATGCTCTTGTAGCAGAAGGCACATCAGAATCATTTGTCGCAGCTGAAACCGCTCTTGAAGAGGTTCGCTCACTTGATGCAAAAATCAAGACAGCAACCGAAGTTGAAAAGCGTGCAGCAGAAGTAGCTACAGCAAAGGCAGCAGCAGGTGTTTCATCTGTTGGTGGCGCAGTTGTAACCTCAGAAGCTCGTACATATGACCGCGACCAGAAGAATTCATGGTCTCTTGACTTGTTCAAGGCTCAGATTCGCAATGACCAAGGTGCATGGGATCGCTTACGCCGCCATGCAACAGAAGATGCTCGCGAAAACCGTTCTGGTTCAACAACAGCAACAGCAGGTGGCGAATTTACTCCACCAGCATACTTGCTTTCAGATTACGCTCCCTATGCTCGTGCAAAGCGCGTTATCGCTAACCTAGCAACCAACGTTGCTCTTGCTGATGGCATTTCATCAGTCAAGATTCCACAAATCACAACCGGTACAAAGGTTGCGCTACAAGGTGGAAACAACGCAACAGCAACAACACGCGACCTCGTTACAGCATATGTAACATCAAGTGTTGAAACTGCTGCTGGTTACAATGACGTATCTATCCAACTTCTTG